CTAACGCCATCCACTCACGCATAAATGATAGACTGTCAGGCTTCTCAGTGTATGACACAGAGTTGTTAGCTAATGCTCGTTGTGGATCATTGTCCCACCATGAGCCTGACTTAGCATGTCTCATACGATCATCAGATAGATTAGATAGTGAGATCATAGCTGATCTACGAACACCACCTACGACTACTACTTCACCAATCTTACACATGATATCGTGACACTCTAGTGACGATAGCTTACGTCCTTTAGCATCTTTGAATGTCTTTATAACAAAGTTAAATAGATCAATCAAAGGCATAGGGCCTGATGCTCTACCACCAAATGTCTTTAGCTTTGCACCTGCAGGTCGTACCTTAGATACATCCCACTTAGGTATCTCACCACTGTACAGTAAAGCAATCATCTGACGTAGTGACTTAGCCCAACCTTCTTTACTATCCTTAACTACAATAGTAGTTTCACTGTCGTACATAAGTTCAGGTACTTCAGGAAGCTTCTGTACTGACTGACGTTCCACTGAGAACCCAACGCCTGTACCACACAGTAGTATAAACATAGCTTCATCAAATGCTTTGATATCATCTACTGCTAGATAAGAACAGTTGTAACCTGCTGTATTGTCACGAGCTAAAGCCGGCCCTGCAGTCATCAACGCCCTCATAGAAGGCATTACTTCTAGTCCTAGTATGGCTTGTTCAATTTCAGCTATCTGCTTAGGCTTGTCACCTAAAGCTGGACGTACTAAGTTCTTCATGTAGCGATCTACTGTCTCACTCCACGTCTCTCTACGCCCTTCATCATCAAGCCAACGTGCATAACGTGACTTGTGTATGAATGATTGATAATCTGTTGGTAGTGTGTTGTTCATCTGTTGTCTCCTGACCCTTTAATTTTGTTTCTGTCTTGGCGGCTTGTAAGTTTTTCTATATTTATATCTGCTATTTCATCTAAGTTATAACCTATATCGTTAGCAAGAACAGCTACGTACCACATTACATCACCTAGTTCTTTAGCTACTTCATGCCTATTAAAAACATTATCACGTACTTGCTTCTTAACTTTGTCGGCTACCTCTCCTGCCTCACCACAAAGACCTAGAGCAGGGTATAATACCTTGTGTGTTGCAGGATAGATTGCAAAACTTGCCGCTTTCTTTTGGTACTCCCTAAATCCTATAGTCATAACTTTTCCTTCACTATTAAATTATTAATCATTACATCGTCTATATCATAGAAAGTATCTACAATCAAATCATAAACGTCTTCTATATGTGAATCATCGTGTGATCCTAATATATTATTATCTTCATCTATCTTTAAAGAAAACGAAATGCTAAATGTTCTATGAGTCATCTTCTCTATCCTCGCAAGGTAAATACACTAAGACATCTGAGTGACATCTAGGACAGGTAAGGTTTGTAACCATAGACCACTCTTCTTCGTCTACTATATCTTCATCCCCACCCCATATCAACTCAGATTCACAGTGATAGCATCTCATTTATGCTTCTCCTTCATGGCCTCAACCATACGGTTCATGTACCACTGAGCCTTGTGTGTATCTTCAACAGGGTTGCCTTTGTAAGAAGCTCTGTGGTTGTACTTAGTGACGTTACCTTTGCAGTAAGCAATGAATCCTTCTAAGCCTAGCACTTGTCTAATATAATCAATGCACTCTATGCCGCCTTGATTGTAGTGAGCAGGTCTTTCTACTGGATCAAATACTTCTTGTTCTTTTATTACAGAAAAGTCTTTCCATTTAGCCATTATGCATTACCCTTCGTCTTAGTAAACTCATTAAAGTTTATTACTTCACCTGTATTCTCATCTTTTATTTCTTGGTTTTCAATCTCATTCATGAGAACCTGTTGCCTGTGATCCATTACTGTATCATAAACATAGTCATCATAATTCATAACATCTATTGCTGAAGTAAACATACTGGCTACATGGACGAGATCTCTTAGCACATGTTGAGGTAGTGCAAAATCATCACCTACTACTATACCTGTAGTCACGTTACCATTCCAATCTTCTATATCCTTAGAGGAAGCAGGTCTTATTATTACGGCAATCTCATCATCGTCTAATGTGTAGGGCATGTTACTTTCTTCTTTCTGTCTTGAGGACTATACGATCTAACTTAGTACATTGTCCTTTCTCTTGCAACCATTCTTCTGGAATAATTCTATGCGCCCACTTGAATCCATTCTTCTCACACCACTCAAAGTTTCTTTGCTTAGCACCTTTGTTTATCTTAGCTTTAGCGTTACTAAATACAAAGCGTATGTCTAGCTCTGGGTGTTGTCTTTTTATTTCAAGATGCTTGCGTCTGTCATCAGGATCAAACTTTCCTTTGGTTTCTATTATGATACCATTGTCTAGCTCAAAGTCTGGTGTGTATGTACGATAGCGTAGGTCTTCCCATTCTATCTTTAGTTTCTCGTAACGTACTTTCTTTTGTCTAGTCTTGAGAAAAAGAACGGCCTCTTCCTCAAGGCCGGACTTATATTTACTAGCATTGTGCCTACGTCTGTAGCCCTTTGCAAACCTAGTCATCAGACGGTGCTTCCTCACCTGTCAATAACTGTTTGAGTTCAGCTATCTTAACTTTAAGCATAGCATCTGTACACTGTGCATTTAACTGATGGCCTTCTGTGACCCTTTGTAAATGTTGTACAAGATTAAGGACATTCTTTGCCTCATCTGTAAAGTCTTCAATAGTATATTCTACTTCATCTAAAGTAACAGTTGTCATTGTGTTTCTTCCTTTATGTATGTGTAATTAACGACAGGTTTTATGGCGGCTTGACTTACAAGAGATTCTCTTTCTTGTAGATTAGGCCAACATTTCTTTTTATGATCACACCAATTACAGGTTTTGTTTAGCTTCATATTGCCACTAGGTTTTCTACGGTATGTTTCTTCCTCTGGTTCAAAGCATCTAGCAAACGGCTCATCATTATTTATATAGTCTACCGTACCCTTTATAGTTTCTAATACTGTTTCACTATCTGCTTCTTCTGCAGGTACGTACTTGAACTGACCATTAACTTTGTTGATAACCCACCAACCTCCTACCTCTTTGCCTGAGGCTTTTGCATAGCCTACAAGCTGAGCTACGTAGCCGAAGTCATCAGCATTCTTTAATGTGTTATAGTCAGTAAACTTATTATCATAACCCCAAGGTGTAGTAGATTTAACGTCATCTACTTTGTCGTCTAGGATCATGTCATACTCACCTTTGATAGAGACATCACCTAGATCTAAGGTTACGTTGTCGTTGTCTTTAAAGTCTACCTTAGAGGCACGTAGTATCCCCTTGAAGATAGCCTCTGACCAATCACCCATCAACATGTTAAGCATGAAGGATGTTGGTTTGTTTTCTTCAGTCTCTGGATCATTCTTAGCAAACCATAGCTGACATCTAGGCTTACCTATGTTAGACATACGTAATCTAAATGCGTCACGAGGGCCACCATTGAACTGTTTGTGTAAAGAGGTAACCACATCAGCGGCTACCTGCTCTATTATTTCATCACTCATAGATGCCTTACCTTCTATAGCAGAACGTAAGAAAGAGTGTACTGATAACTCAGCAGGGTGGATCATCCCTCGAACTCTTTAACTTCTACGATAGATCCTACTAACTCTGCATCTTCAGAAGACATAGATGAGTTAACTATTTCATCATGCTTACTCTCTACCCATGTGTTAGTATTAGTAATCCAATCAAGGAAAGACTTTAGTGTATGACTATCCTCTGGTTGGTAAGGAACTTTTATACCTAACGAAGGAACAATAACAGCATACTTGCCACCACTATTCATGTCACGCTTGGCACTACCTAGATTAAGTGTGTGCTCTACAGGTGTAAGTTTCTTAGCCATGATCTGAGCTAAGGCGGAATCAATAGCTTTGTTTGATTCAGTATTCCTTGAGTCCATTACGAATGGGATCTCTTCATCGTGACCCTTCACTGCATTGCCTTGCTCATCAATAGGTTTGTCTAACTTTACCATACCGAGCATAACTTTTGTACGCTTCACGTCACGTATTACTGACTTCGTTTCTTCTGGTAAAGCTTTAAAGTCTTTGATGTAACCTGATGGCCTACCACAATTATGTCTGCCTGATGTATCCTTCAAGTCTACATTCAGATTTCCCGAAAGTAATGTCTTGTGCATAGTGTTTGCACCTGCATCCCATCGTTGCCATTGCATACGCTGAGAGAATAGTCTCATTGTAAGTGTCTTACTATATACAACTTCACCATCAGGCATTGTAACTTGGTAAGACCCAATAGGCACAACGATCTTCTCGTCTCCCTCTG